TTAGGAGTTAATTTCGTATGGCTCTGGCTGGAGTTTTTCAATCGCAGCTTTAATTACAGAGTTGCTTGGTTTGCTATCCATACCATGAGCAATCAGATACACAGTTTCCTTCCCCGGCTCTGTAACAGAAAAACGCCCTACCCTTCTGTCCTGCCAGTTACCATCTACCAAGAACGAAACATCTTGGTTGTCTTCGCGAACCTGAATTTTTTCAGGCTCACCACTTTGTGGAAACACTATGCAATCAAGACTCATTTTACATCCTCCTGTTTCAGGTAAACCGGATCGCTACCTTTCGGTAAAGTTATCGACTTCTCACGATAAAACTTAAGGCGCTCAATGAAGTAATCCCGCAAATGTTCTGGCTGCTCGCGCATCACCACCTCAGCGATAACCGGCATGTTCAGGCGCTCTTTGTACGCCACTCCAGAGGCTGCGAGGTCAACGTTAACCTTGTCGCGCTCTTCCTGCGGCTTTGCTGCAATGTTCCAGTCCGACATAAAAATCCCCTCGATGATTTGAGGGGATTATACATCACTCCTGCTGCGGTGCTGCTGGCAGTGGCATCCAGTGGGTTATATCTACGCCGAAACGCAGGTCATAGCCTTCAGCATGAACGTAGAGTTCTGCGTCGCCTTTGACGCTGAAATTTGATGAACTAACAATCCCGCAATCTCTCAGTCCATCATCCTGGCAGAAATAGAATATCTCTGTGCCGATGCCTGGCATCCGCTCACTGCAAGCCACCCAACCATCCGGAAGCACCGCTGACTTGAAGGGCTTTCTGTCTTTTACCCAGGTAACCAGTTCCTGAATGTACTTCTCACAGGTTGCCGCCAGCATTTCATCCGACTCCGGAGCTGCTATTCCAGCGTTGCTGAGCACCAAGCGCAGACCATCCGGAATCACCGGAGAGTCGAGAGCATCACGCTCTGCAAAGATTTTCTCGGCGTCGATTTCTATTCCTGAGCTGCGGATAATTTCCACCGCATCGCGCAACTTGCAAGCCGTCGTTGCAGGTTCGGCACCCTGAAACATGGCGTCGCGGCAGGCGTTGTAAACAAACTCCTCCGCGCTGGCGATAGCGTCATCATCCGCAGCACCATAATCAACCAGACGCTGAACGATGCATTTCGTTAATGCGCCAAAGTCAGGCACAGATACCGGTGCTGGCGGGGCGACAAAGAGCGGCTGATGCTTCCAGTTATAACGCTCGCTCAGTGCTGGTTTAGTACGCTCATGTTCTTCTGCTGAGATAATGCCGCCGCAAAAGTGAACAACATCAGCCCTGAAACCATCACGAATGTACGCAACAGGCTCCGCTTCGAGCGATGCCAGCGCGATACTCAGGAGAACATAGCCAGGCATCCACTCACCAACATCTGCAACGTGAGTTATTGTTACATTGATAAATTCACCCGTTGCGTGACAGCTCCCGCGCTGGGTCTCCATAAGATGCAAGGTATCGCCAGCGCGATAATCACGGTCATTCTTTCTCAACTCCGCACGCTTAACGCCAGTGCATACAGCCGAAAAGTATTCGGGGTAAATCTTCAAATCGTGCGTTACTGGCTCTCTGGTAATAGTGGTCATGATGCCTCTCCTTTACCGGCTGCGGCGGCGATACGAAAAAGTTTAATATCGCCACTGTCTGAGTTCTGTTCACTCCAGATAAGTGACGTTTCTCGTCCACGTTCGTTGATATGCATGAGATTTCTTTCGTCTGTAAAGCATGCAGGAATGAAATCGACAGGGAGAGAGTAGAGTGCAACTGCTTCATCCCCCCATTGCTCAACTGCATAGTTCTCATTGGTTGTGAACCTCGACATGAATGATATGACGTTAGCGTTCCTCATCCATGCCACTGGCTTCACCTCCCGCGCTTCCAGCTCAGCAATCCTCCGGTCTTTTGCTTCCAGCTCACCCAGCAGATCCGGCACGGTGGCGGGGTTCGCAGACTGCACAAATTTTCGATTGGCTGTAGCATTTTCACCCTGGAACTCTGCGATGATAAAACCGGCGTTTCCCTGGTCATCATCGCAACAAATTGCCTCCCAGCCTTCACCCGATTCTCTAACCCAACTACCACCTGTTGCTTCCAGCGCATCAGCACGCAGCGCCTGTTTGTCGATGTTGCTCATTGGGCGGCCTCCGGCTCTTCTGGCATTGGGGCCCAGTGAGTGATAACAACATCGTCGATATCGATATCACCGTTCTGGAAAGTCCATTGCCAACTTCCAGTCTCTTTCTGCCCGAAGGTCATCCACATTGAGCGCCAACCAATCAGCCATCCCTCACCGGTTGAATCGAAAAGCAGAACCGTATCGTTAGGTGACGGAAGACTTTCATGCACGGAGATTGCCTTTTCTTCCAGTGCATCGCTCCATGAGACAGCCGCGAGCTTTCCACCAAAGATCGTCATACCTGCGTTTACTGCTGGCTCTTTACCATCCTCAAACTCAACGACGAAAGTTACTTTGCTCATGACTGCACTCCTTTGCGAAGCTGGTCGGCGAACTCGCGGGCATCATCACCGCTGATATCTGCATGCATCTCTTTGGCAAACATCTCCACGGCCTGCGCCCGAACTTCAGCCAGGAAAGCTTCGGTGGCTGGGGTTGAATCAAGCACTTCACAAACATCGTCGTTCTTGCCATCGCGCTCAGTTCGGCAATATCCGCACATGATGTAACTGTCAGCATGCTTTTCAATCGCTGACTTCAGCCCCGCATTCTCCGCAGCCAGCGCAGCGAATGTGGTTTCAACCACGTTAAGCAGAGTCGTAACTTCTGCCGGCGACATGTGCTCACCACAATCGGCATTCACCCTGGCGTTTTTAATCATATCTTCGTATTTGTTGCTCATACCCCTACCCTCCCCCAAACCATCAATACTCGCTTCATAGCCGCGCTGTTGCGGCATTCCTGAAATATTCCGTTGGTGCAGTTGCGCGCAGTACCAGCCTGCTCTTCCGGCGTCGCCAGGCGATAGGTCACAGTTCGCCAGACCTTGCTCACCCGGACAATCTTGCGGGACCGCTCCAGATCGATAGCATTCTTCGTGATGCAGTTGATGGTCATGCCGCACTCTGTGGCCACATCCTTCGCCGTGAAGGTCCGGTGCGTTTCTAGATAACGCAGAATTGCCTGTTTGCCTTTCATGCTGCCCCCTTAGAGCGGTATGAATCCCAGGTGAATGACAGCGTGCATCCGCCGCCGTCGCTCATGCGATCAAGAACGCGCTCGCCGATGAATGCAGCCAGTTCTTCCCGGGTCTGGTTGCTTATCAGGATTGTTGGCTTCATACGCTCATATCGGGTGTTGATGATTTCGAACATGATCAACTTCTCGGCGTCGCTTCCGAACTGCACGCCGACCTCGTCGATAATCAGCAGGTCGGGCTTCGTGAAGTAACGGATAACTTCGTCTTCAGTACGGCTTGACCCCTTCGACCAGGTTGACTTGTACTCCCTGGCAATTTTCAGCGCGGTGGTGAACACAACTGAGCTTTGGTGCTCGGTGATTGCATGCCGGGCGATAGCCAATGCGAGGTGGTTCTTGCCGGTTCCAGGCTTGCCACACATAACCAGGCCGCCACCCTTCTGCAAACGCTCAGGCCAGCGGCTGGCGTATGCCTGACAGACCTTCAGGGCGCGTTTCGCTTCTTCGTTCACCGGTTCATAATTCTCCAGTGAACAGGATTCAAACCTGGCCGGGATGCTCAGTCCATCCAGCAGGCGCTCGATGTTTCTTTTGCGGGCTGCTTCGTTGATGCTAATTCTTTCCGCCTGCAAGCGGCCTAACTCCTCTTTGAGGCATTCAGGGCAGCAGCTTGGGCGCGGGGGAATTTTCACGACTGAGTTTAAGAAATGCCTGGTCCTGCATTCAAAGGGGCCATGCGTTTCGCAGTTCTCGGTGCTGATAGTTAGCTCGATATCTTCATGCTGAACTGGCGGCTGGCTCAGCTCAGTAATGCGTTTCTCAAGTTGATTGATTTTTTCATCCAGCGTCATGATCAGTCCCTCGCCCATGCAGGAATTTCAGTCTGGCCATAGTCTTTGCCAGCAAAGTTCTCAGATACGCGAGACTGCGCGCGAGGGGTCTGCTTGGCGATCTTTGGCTCAAACAAACCCTGCCAGCCATTCGCGATGCTCTGGTTGATGATTTCTTCAGGCTGGTATCCGCTGCACTTGCAACGCTCAAGCAGGTTGATGGCCTGGGTTACCGTCTGCTGAGACTTAATCGGTTTCTTCAGGTCGCGACGATAATCGACCCATGACTTCCAGACTGAAACTGACAGCCATTCAGGAAGGTCAACACCAGCCGGATCGAACGAAGCCGGTTTGGGGGATTTAGGGGGTTTATTAATATTGTCTTTATTGTCTTTTGTATGTTTGTCTTTTGTGTTTACCTTATTTGGGTAAGTGTCGTTACCTGATTCGGGTAAACATTCCTTACCTGATTCAGGTAAATTTACCTCTTTCAGGTAACGTTTATTTTCATTACCTGTTTTTGGTAATTTCACCCATTCACTAACCGTTTTGTTAATGCCGACAGAACGCCCGATTTGGGTAAATACTCCACGCTTCACTAACGAGCTTTTAGCAGCAGAGCATTTGTGCGGAAGAATGCCGGTAAGGGCAGATAACTGATCGTTACTAACCCAGTCAGCTTTTTTGTTGAAACCGTATGTTTTACGCATTACAGCCATGAAGACCAGCAACTGATGCTGAGACAATCCAGCCAGCATGACAGCCTCCAGAAGTTCATTGGCAATACGCGTATAGCCATCATCAAGATCTGCCACGCGCGGCTCCACGACCTGCAAATCAGGCCTGATTGGTGAGATATTGTTAATTGCTAAGTTCATCAGCAGCCTCCCCGCCTTTCTTGAAGATGATTTCGACACAAAGCAGAATGCAGTTATCGCAGATAGCAACGCCTGGACCGGCAACTATGGTTTTCACGTCGCTATCGATATTGCTTCTGTCGCAGAAAGAGCATTTATGAGTTGCGTGCTGATTTGCCTTTTCGTGTATTACTGGCATACTTACTCCCGTTACTTGGCGTAACACAGTGTGATAAGGGCCTTTGAAGTGACCGCTTCAAGGGCTTTTTCTTTTCTGGTGCCTCTCACATGACCCCCAACATCGAAGTGACCATCGTCATCAGCGGGCCTACCTGCTCCGGCATGAGGCGGAACAGCGACGCTATACCCTCGCTTACCTCTTTCAGCTTCTGATGCTCTGGAGCGTCCAGCAGCACAGCCTGTTTAGCTTCGGCACACTCTTTCATCGCAGAGGCGATCAGAGACATCGTGTCGTTCTGCGGCGCCAGGCGGTTGCGGTACTCCAGCGGAAGGACCGACATGATTGCTGGCGCCAGCTGGCGAATGTTGTTGGCGGCGTATTCGGTGTCGCCATCAATCCAGCGAAACACTTTCTGCATCTGGCGGTGCGAGTCAGTCGGGATATCCAGACCGGTTCCGCCGGACGCCCGCCACTCTTCAACAATCAGCGCTGCGACAAATTCACGGCTGCGGCAGTCAGCTGCCCAGGCCCGAACAGCTGCGCGGATCCCATCGATGTTTAACGCCGTGGAATCAGGTTCCCGGCGATTCTGGTAAATCATCGCCGCTGGCGAAAATTTGTTACCTTGTTGATACGCAAGTGAATGCATTGCTTTCCCTTTCGTGGTTAGGGCCGCCGTTAAGCGGCTTTTGGTTTACTGATTTCAAGAATCTGGCTCTCGGTAAACTGTCCACCAGATACAGCTGCGATTTTGGATGCATAGCCTGTTTCACCGGTGTAATCGGTACGCGGCAGGCAACCGCTGTTAATCCATTTGTAGATAGCGCGGGGAGTGCGCCCGCAAGCCTTCGCCACCACCGGTACACGGATTTGCTTGATGATGTCGCCAAGGTTTTTAGGTTGCATTTGGTAACCCTCAAATTGAACTGTAAGTACATATTATGTCGGAACTGATAGTTCACGCAAGTGATATTATGATTGAACCCATGGTTCAAGAAGAAAGAGCGCGTAAAGAGTTCTCCCAACGGCTAGCGCTGGCCTGCGATAAAGCTGGTTTACCTGCACATGGTCGTCAGACTGAGTTGGCAAAACTCATGAAGCTGACACCTAAAGCGGTAAGCAAGTGGTTCAATGGGGAGGCTATTCCAAGACGTGGGAAGTTGCAGGAATTGGCGGCTATACTTGGCACATCCTCCTCTTTCCTGTTGGGCGATAGCGCTGCTGATGGCATATCTGAAGGGCATATGGCGATGAGGGATGATTCTTTCCGTGTAGACGTTTTTGACATTCAGGCTAGTGCTGGGCAGGGAGTTCTCGTGCGAGATGAATTCATTGAAACCATCAGATCCATTGAGTATTCAACTGAAGAGGCTCGCGCCGTCTTTGGAGGCCGCCCGGCTGATCACATAAAAATGATTGCCGTTAATGGCGATTCGATGTCTGGCACGTTCGAGCCGCGAGACCAGATCTTCGTCGACGTCAGCATCGACTGCTTTGACGGTGACGGCATATACATTTTCGTTCTGGACAATGATCTCTACATCAAACGCCTTCAAAAGCAGCACAAAAAATTAGCTGTGATTTCAGACAATAAAAAATATGAAACCTGGTACATCGAAGATGGTGATTTTTCTTCTCTCCGCATATGCGCGAAAGTGCTGGTAAGCCAGTCAAGGGCATACAGATTTCATAGCTGAGGAAGTTAAGCGTGGAAGCAAATAAGGTTACTGATCTGAGTGATGGAAGCGTCTTGTACGAGCTTGGCGATCACCTCATCACCTGCAAATTAAGCCAGGATAGGCAGTGGCAGCTAGGGGCTTTTAAACGTGACGAAAGTAACCTGAGAGATGACACGCTTGCGGTTTTGAAGAATGAAAAATTCATGTTTATGGTTAAGCTCGGAGGACAGCTCTCTCCCAAGCCTCAATGCATAGCTGTTAACGGGCGATTTTTATTTTCTGTCCATACCGGCAAAGACAACAACATGGCTGCAACCATAGTCATGGATAAAACCGGGAAAGAGTTATTCAAGGTAGAAACTTCCACTCACCTCATCAGTTCGGCCATATCTGAATTTGGCCGCTACATCGCCCTATCGTTTGCCGGCAGCAAAAATAAGGATGATTTTTACGCGAACCGGCTTGAGGTCATAAACATTGATACCGGAGAAGTGTTGATGTCCGTTATCAAAACAGACTTCCTTCGATACGCTGAACTTTCAGTTGTTGAGCCAGACGGCGGACTTTTCGCAACTTTCAATGGTCGCACAAGGCTTGTCGATGTGACGAACCTCTAATAAATCAAACCAGCCCCAACCCTTCTCGCCTCAATCAATAAAAAACAAAAAAATATTTCTCCTTAAAGTTCATAAAGATAATCGGATATGAACTTTCCATTCATATAAAATGTACTTTTGGTACTTTACATGAATGAACTATTGGTACATTATCAATCCATCGAAACGAAACATCGACAGCTGAGCGAAGTTAGCCAGCGGCGGACAGCAAGTCGCCTGCTCATTAAGAATTCAGTCAAGCAGCAAATCACCCGGAGCGCTCCTGGCAAATCGAAATGGCGCCCAATGGGATTGAGGCAGGTGTGTAACGCGTGGCGGGTATAGCACACGAAGAGGACTCCGCACCGGAATGGTTTGCTGCTCAGTTCCCGAACATCGGGGAAGCTTTACCAGCAGCTCTTTGCGAGGGGCTGACGGCAAATCTACTCCACTTATTTGAGGTGATGGTGATGGATATAAAAAACGATGAAGTAGCGATGTTTAAAAGCAACAATGGCGTAATTTTAGCAGCTGACGCAGCTTATGCTGCTGCTGAAGAAGCGGTTAAAGGGGCATCAGATGACCACTGGTATCGGCAGAATTTGATAAAGGCAGCACTGGAGACTGCCCTGGCATCAGTTATCGTTTTATAGCGATCCCAAAAGGCGTAGGTGCTTCTGCTTTGTACTTTTCCTTTGCTGCTTCACGACAGGCAGGAAGCAAATCAGCAATGCGCTCAATTAAAGCTTCTGGCGTGTTGGCGGATGGGTCTTTTACTGCAAGCGCCAGCGCTAAATCATATGCCACTGATTCCTCAGTTCTCTTTCCTGCAAATACATTCATGGACATAAAGAAATCCTTTTATTGACTGTGGAATATCCAGTCTACGGCATTCCTTTGACTGTGGAAAGTGAAGGAAATCACGCGCCGGGCGTGGCTAAACATCCCGGCACTCATTCAAGTTGAGGCTGCCAGGTAGGCGGCCTTTTTCATACCTGGAGTTATTTACGAGTGACTCAAGTTATGACAACCGGCGGCCATCCACCGCCCATTGAAACACTGAATAAATGCGTTGAAGTCTTGTATTAACCGTTCCGTTCGCCGCGATAAGGCCAAGAGGATTTATGAGTAATCCAATCACAGTAGGTTTTTCAGGCCTGACTAAGCGAATTTTTGCTGGTCGGTCAAAGCCAAGCAAACTGGCGCCCGGCGTTCGTGAGTTCACCGGTGAGAAATTTGATGTAACAGACGAGGCTCTGTTTGCAGTGGCTCACCTTCTGGTTCTTCGTAACGACATACTTATATTCCCGGGGCCGGATGGGACAGAGATTCACCTCCGCGCTGACATCAAAGAAAAGCGGGAGGCATCATGAAAGTCACCCATAACGGCAAGCAGTACACCGCCAAAAAGCTCAACGATAACGAGTGGCAGCTGACGTCGGTATCGGCACCGCGGGAAAAACTGGTGCTGAACCGTTGGCAGATGCATATCGCTGGCATCCTGGAACAGGTTGAGGTGAAGGTATGATTGGAATGCACTACGGCACCGCATCAGTGCCACGTGGCGAGGTTTTACCAGGCACAATGCTGCAACATCACGGTAAAACTTATCGCGCCTCTGCGAACGTTGAGAAAGGCCTGTACGCCTTCAACATCTTCGAAAAAACCATCATCAAAAGTGATTCCGTCGTTGTGCTGCTGAATGAGCGCGGCGAGCCGATGGTTCACTGATATTAACCACCCTATTCATCCGATCGGCCTGGCATTACGCGGGCGGGATCTGTACATCCAAATTTCAGGAGTTCAGCCATGAACGCATACCTCACTTACGACCGCATCGAAGATCGGCGCTGGGTTGAGCAACAGCTCACCGACGAGAAAGAAAAGTGGATCGACGATCGGGCGCAGCAAATCATCGACATGATGCCAAAAGAACCGTCCGGCCTTTTCCACTTCACGGTCCCGATTGACTCCAGTCCATACGAAGGGCTTCGCAGCGATAAAGCTGGGGAGGCCTACAACGATTTCATTTCGGCAGTTGCTTACGCCCAGGCGGAATACGACTGGGAACACCGTACCGGCTGCCCGTTTTAATTTTTGAGGGGATTAACGATGGCAAACGAATTAACAATCACGGCTAGTGCGCTGGCGGAAAAAGGTATCGATGTCGCTACCTGGAGCGCGCTGAAGAACAGTATCTACCCTGGTGCCAAAGACGAATCGGTAATGATGGCGCTCGATTACTGCCGTGCCCGCCAGTTGGATCCACTGCTGAAGCCCGTTCACCTCGTGCCGATGAGCGTCAAAGACTCAAGAACGGGTAAAAGCGAATGGCGCGACGTGGTCATGCCGGGCATCGGGCTTTACCGCATTCAGGCGGACCGCTCCGGCGATTATGCCGGGGCCCGCGAACCAGAGTTCGGTCCAGACGTAACTCAGACGCTTTCTGGTGTCGAGGTTACATTTCCTCAGTGGTGCAAATACACCGTCTACAAGCGCATGCCCAGCGGGGAGATCGTCGAGTTCAGCGCCAAAGAATATTGGATTGAAAACTACGCCACTGGCGGACGCGACACCACGGCGCCGAACGCGATGTGGAAAAAGCGCCCATACGGACAGCTGGCGAAATGCGCAGAAGCCCAGGCGTTGCGTAAGGCCTGGCCCGAGATCGGACAGCAGCCTACCGCCGAAGAAATGGAAGGCAAATCACTGGACGTTGATATCCGTGACGTCACGCCGCGCAACACCACAGAAGCGCTTCCACCAGCAGCAAGCGAAGAAACGCTTCAGGCGATAACCGATCTCTTAACGACCCTGGATAAAGACTGGGAGAAAGACTTCCTCCCACTGTGCAGCGACATCTTCAAACGGCAAATTCTTGAGGCGTCAGAACTCACTGAAGAAGAGGCGCAGAAAGGGTTTGGCTTCCTTCAGAAAAGGGCTAAGGCGGCAGCATGACACCAGAAATTATCCTTGCCCGTACCGGTGTTGATGTAACCACTATTCAACAGGGCGATGAGGCGTGGCACCGGCTGCGCCTTGGCGTTATCACCGCCTCTGAAGTACACAACGTCATCGCCAAGCCAAGATCGGGCAAGAAGTGGGCAGACATGAAAATGTCCTACTTCCACACGCTGCTCGCCGAGGTATGCACCGGCGTCGCGCCAGAGGTTAACGCCAAGGCGCTGGCCTGGGGCAAGCAGTACGAAGAAGACGCCCGCACCCTCTTCGAGTTCACCACTGACGTGAAAGTCACGGAGTCTCCGATCTTGTTCCGTGACGAGAGCATGCGCACTGCGTGCTCCCCTGACGGCCTTTGCAGTAACGATTTCGGCCTCGAATTGAAATGCCCGTTCACCTCCCGCGACTTCATGAAATTCCGCCTTGGCGGTTTCGAAGCCATCAAGTCTGCGTACATGGCCCAGGTGCAGTACAGCATGTGGGTGACCGGGAAAGATGCCTGGTTTTTTGCCAACTACGACCCTCGCATGAAACGCGAAGGCATTCACCATGTCGTCGTTGAGCGGGATCCGCAGTACATGACCGATTTCAACGAAATGGTGCCGGAGTTCATTGAGAAGATGGACGAGGCGCTGGCAGAGATCGGCTTCACGTTCGGGGAACAGTGGAAATGAAACGCACACCCTTCTATCGCAGGCCCGGGCGAACCGGGCAATTCTCCGGCCTCCGTGAGCGCGTTATCTGGATGATTCAGACGCGCGGCCGCCCGGTCACCGGCAGCGAAATCGCCGAGAAGTTTGGCGTAACGCTCATTGAGTTTAACCGGGTCGCCAACGGTATTACCCGCGGCTCCGGACAGATAGCGCAGATCGTTGAGTCGGAAAAATGGCTCAACGAGGACGGCATATGTGACCGCACTTTCGACCTGGTAACGAAGCCAAAGGTCGTAACGCCGCAGGGTAAATCGCGGCTGTTCACTCGGCGCGCTATAGAGCAATCGCAGGAAGGAAGACGGCAGGAGTGCATTGAACGTGCCGCCCGACGTCGCCGCCTGATTGCTCAGGGCCTCTACATCGACGAAATGGAGTCCATCCTATGACTCACGCTCACGACGACATCAGGGTTGGCACACTGTGCCTTCCCTTCATTGGTAACGGCTGGCTAATGCCATGGGGTGAAGTCATTATTAATCCCTTGAAAGCTCTTCGCCTTGCTGAAGAGCTAAATGACAAGGAAAGATCATGATTATCCCAGCCGTTTATATAACTGTCATTTGCGCAGCTAATCTACTTGTTGCTCATTTTGGCCCCTGGGTTACACCAATAGATGCCTTCGTCCTGGTTGGTCTTGATATGGTGCTTAGGGACATTCTTCATGAGCGTTACGGCCTGCTCAGGTCGGTGCTTCTATCTGCGGTTGCTGGCGGGATCAGTTACATTATTAACCCAGCAGCAGGGATAATTGCTATAGCGTCAATGGTTGCGTTTATTGCTGCCTCTCTCGCAAATGCATGGGTATACCAACTGCTCATCAGTAAGCCGTGGCTGAAGAAATCCAATGCGGGTAATTTTGCAGCTGCGGCAGTCGATTCTGGTCTGTTCCCTGTCATCGCGTTTGGTGCATTTATGCCAGGCATCGTAATTGGCCAGTTTGTAGCAAAAGTTGGAGGCGGTTTTGTTTGGTCAATGCTCTTAAGGAAGATCAGATGACAATCCATTTCCATGGCGGCCCCATATGGGCCGGTAAGGGTGGATCGAATGACGAACTGATAAAGGCACTTTACAGAAATGGGGGTGCCTTTATTTCATTCGCACGCCCAGGGCAGTTAAAAAAGATAGCTCTTTTTCCCAGCGATATCAGGCTGGACAATGGTGCTTATTCAGACTGGGATAAAGCAAGAAAGAAACAAAAACGTGTCGACTGGAACGCCAGGCGCATCAAGTTCTATGACTTTGTCGGGCAGTGGTATAGCCGCATAGAATGGTTCCTGATCCCTGACGTTATTGAAGGAACAGAAGAAGAAAATGACGCTCAGTTAAACCTAGTTCCCGAATGGCTGAAGTCAAAAGCCGTCCCCGTCTGGCACTCCGACGAATCGTTAAAAAGGCTAATCAACCTAGCCGAAACCTATGAATGGGTCGCAATCGGGTGTTGTGGACCACACAGGACAATACGCACCCCTGCATGGCAAAAGAGAATGGATGAGGCTTTTACTGAGTTGTACATCAAGCGGAATATTGATGTGAAAATCCACGGCTTGCGAATGCTCGACGGAAGAGTGTTAAGCATGTACCCATTTGCCAGCGCTGATTCGACTAACGTTGCCATGAACGTTCCGAAAACGGAAAAGCGATTCCCTGAAATTAAGGACAAGCTCGCGCGCACAGCTGTTCTCAGAGCAGCTATCGAAAAGGTGCATCCTCCATCTGTACCAGAATGGGTGCAAATGAAAATGAAAGAACCGGCTCAGGCCGGTTTTTTGTTGGATATAGTTCAGGACAAGAAGATGGAAATAACCCCAGATAAAGACAGGGTGCCAAGCAGTTATGGAGGAAGCAACACGCCAGCGGATCAGCGCGACCTATGGCGCACTCCACCAACCCTCTTCGCTTCCCTTGACGCTGAGTTCTGCTTCCAGTTGGATGCCGCCGCGGCGCCGCATAACGCGCTGTGCCGGAAGTTCATCACCGCTGAGCAGAACACGCTGGAAACATCCTGGGCTGATTACCTGAATGTGCCTGGCTACGTCTGGATGAATCCGCCTTACAGCGACATCACGCCGTTTGTGAAGAAGGCCGCCGCCGAGAGCAACAATCAGATCGGCACGGTCATGCTGGTTCCGGCAGACACTTCGGTTGGCTGGTTCAAAGAGGCTATCCAGACCGCCAGCGAGGTTCGCTTCATTACCGCCGGGCGGCTGGCATTTATCAACCCGGTCACCGGTAAGCCGGTAAGCGGCAACAATAAAGGGTCGATGCTCATCATCTGGCGACCGTACCCTCGTACACACTGCCACTTCGCAACTGTGGACCGGGACGAGCTTATGACTTTCGGGGCGAAACTTCTCGCCCGCCGGGAGGCCGCATGACGCCAGAAACAGACAACGCAATTCGCGCCGCCTGCCGCCGCTGCACCGAGGAAATCCAGCAGGCCATGCGCAAGAAGCCAAAGCCTAACTGGAACGAAACGGTGCCTCCCATCATCAACAAGCACCACAAGAAAATTGAAGCTCTGGGAGTTAGCCTCCTGGAGTTCGTCGTTTACACAGGGCGGCTTAATCGCCGCTTCGGAGCAGAACAATGACAACAGAATTTAAAGCCCTACCCGTCGAACGCGACCAATACGGCTACTGGACTCACCCGCTTTACGATGAATTTTGCGATGGGCGCGAGTCTATCTCACCTGATGAATTTAACGCCTGGTTGGATAAGAACGGCCTTGAGTGGAAAGTGGAGTACCGCGATGAGGATGATATCGATCCCGATGTGGACGGTTATGACATCTCAGCGTGGCAGCCCGAACCCCCAGCCGGTGATGGGTGGTTTGTCGGTTCAATTCACGAAACGGAAGATGGCGCCGTCTGCATCTGGTTGCGAAACGTTGGCGGTGCGGCATGAACAAAGCCTCGCCCGTTGATTTGAGAAAAAGCATCGAAATCGCCAACCACTTGGCGCACATCGGGATTCGCTTTGTGCCGATCCCGGTGGCGACCGAGGAAGAATTCCAGACGCTGGCCACAGAGTTATCGCGACGGCTTGAGCAGATGGCTGTCGAAGCCGAGAAGAATGAAGGCGGTGCAACATGAAGGCACTAATCACCAGGTCGCTTAGTCGGCCTTTTTTATTGCTGGCGTTCACCTTCAATCGTATCAACAGACAGTTCCGGGAGCATTGACCATGAGCGATAAATGTACGTTGGATGGAAATCTAATTAATCGCTGCGACATGCTGGCTAAGGCACTCGAGTATGGAAACCCATCATATCGTTCGAAAGGCGCGTTTATCCCTGAAAGAATGAATTTCAACACTGGCAAACCGGCAATCGATATTGCACAACTACACTCCGGCGAGTATGTCGGACGTGGCATCGCTATGAATTTCTGCCCCTTCTGCGGGGAGAATCTTAAGACATGGGAGCAGTGATTATGGCCGATATCATCGATACCGCAGCAGAGATTGAAGAGCTTCAGCGTAACGCTGCCCTTTCCGCTCACCGACTAAACCGCAACGCCGTATCAGCTGAGCGTTGTGAAGAATGCGACGAACCAATTCCCGAGCCGCGGCGCGCTGCCGTTCCCGGCTGCAAAACGTGTTCCAGCTGCCAGGAAGAGATCGAACTCAAGAATAAGCAGAGGGGGATGTGATGGATTACAGCAAGCTGAGTGACAAAGATATTAATAAGCTTGTGGCATTCGCATTAGGCTGTAAAGAAGTCGTTCCTGATATTTTCATGAGCGATGAGCGCCGGTATGAATTCGAGAAGCCCAAGAACAAATCAGGAAACAAATTTTATTTCGACCCGTGCAATTCCATAGAAGATGCCTGGCCCATTATTGCTAAAAACAGAATCTCCATCGAGTTTGACGGTGACCACAGCACAGAGCCACAAACTACCTGGTGCCATACGCGAAACCTGGACCGGACGTGCGGTACTGATTACCAGAAGAACCCGCTGCGCGCCGCGATGATTACATTCCTCTTAATGCAGGAGCTCCCCAATGTTCCAGCTAATTCAACGGGGTCAGATTTACGCTGACCAGCACGGTTGGCCCGTCATCATCCACAGCTGCACATCACAGATAGTCCGCTACTGGCGACAGGGCCGGATAAACACCGCTTCCATCGAAAGATTCAACAATGACTTTGAGCACCTCGATCACCGTGAGGCGGCGCAGATACGCGCCGAACTGGAGACGAGCGAGCATATTAAATTGCTGCGCGCTCAGCGTGCGGCATGAGGAGAGAATATGGGAAAAATGACGTTCGTCTTTGAGTATGAGGACGGTAAAGAGCCGCCTGTTAGTGCTGGCATGTCGTTTATGGGTGGGAAGATTGTCGCCGCGTCTTTCCGTGATGCGCTTGAGGACAACGAGCCGATTGATAACGAAATGACAAGCGAAGGGCTGACCGTCGATATCATCGTGGCAGACCTGAATAACGGCGGACCAATCAGCAGCGCGTTGGCCGGAAAATTTTCTGTGAAACGGAATACCCGATCGCAGATCTAACTCACGCAACTGATAGCCAGTTATGAGCTGGCTATTGGGTGCGAAAGCACTGCCACGTTATCCCTTTTGCCCGACCCCGCGCCGGGTTCTTTTTTGCCTGGAGACACTCATGAGCGATACGATCCAACTGGTGCCCAACAAATGGGTATCAGAAGAATTACTGATTGCATTAACCGGGCTGACAAAGCATGCAATCAAGTCGGCCCGTGAAAAAAGCTGGCTTGAGGGGCGCGAGTATAAGCACTATTCCGGAGACCTTCAGCCTAAAGACAACTCACCTATCCTCTACAACCGTTTCGAAGTCGATAACTGGGTTGAAAGGCAACGCCCGGCGATCCCGCGTCAGAAATCTGCTTAAATAGCCCTGCGTTTAACAACGAGGAAAAGGCATGTCTAAATATCCAACCGGGGTAGAGAATCACGGGGGCTCATTGCGCCTGTGGTTCATGTATCAAGGGGAGAGGGTTCGTGAAAGTCTTGGCGTTCCCGATACCCCCAAAAACAGAAAGATAGCTGGAGAGTTGAGGACTTCGATTTGCTACGCCATCAGGACAGGCACATTCGACTATACCGCCCAGTTCCCTAATTCACCGCGAGCTCAGGTTAATGATGATCGCAAACTAAAGACGTCGGTTTCAGAACTGGCTTACAAATGGCTGGCCCTGAAGCAAACGGTTTTGGCGAAGAACACCCATATGCGGTATACGTCGTACGTGAAAATGTGCCTTCGCATTCTGGACGATGAGATGCCCATTTCAGCACTTACCCACGAGGATCTCATGTCTCTCAGGCATGAACTTCTAACTGGCTATCAGCTTATCGGTAAAACTCTTGAGCGCTCCCACAAAAAAGGGAGAACTGTACGAACTGTGAACGGCTATATGGCTGTGATGCTCGAGATGCTTAAGTTTGCGGAGCGCAACGGTTACACAAATGGCTCGGTCATATCTGATATTCGTCCACTCAGGAAATCAAAATCAGAGCCTGACCCGCTCACCAAAGAAGAGTTTATGCGCTTGCTTCATGCTACTAATCACCAGCAGATCAGCAATCTTTGGGTTCTGGCCGTAAGTACCGGCATGCGTCATGGTGAAATTTGTGCGTTAGCTTGGGAGGATGTAGATACCGTGAAATGGACCATCAAGGTCAACAGAAATCTGGCAATTTCTGATCACTTCACTCCACCCAAAACGGAAAGCGGCATAAGGACAATTAACCTCACCAAGCCAGCTATAGAGGCACTGAAAAGTCAGATGCAGTTTACCCGCATGAAAGAGCAGCACGAAATTGTTGTTCATCTGAGGGAGTTCGGGAAGCAAAGAACAGACTTATGTACCTTTGTATTCAATCCGAATGTCTCGGCGCGTTATCCATCCAAAAGCATTTGCTACATACCCGGGTCGATAGCCTCATCATGGAATCACCTGTTAAAAAGAGCAGGTATCCGGCACAGGAAAGCATATGAATCTCGCCATACGTTTGCCTGCTGGGCATTGAGTGCGGGCGCGAACCCTAGCTTCATTGCTAACCAGATGGGGCATACAAATGCCCAGATGGTTTTCAACGTCTATGGTAAATGGATGGCGGAACAAAACGGCGACCAGGTAGCTCTGCTGAACTCAGATTTTGACTTTAATGCCCCACAGATGCCCCACAATAAAGTGGCCGGAATATAA